CCGTTCTGCTTTTCTGCTTAGTTGCGGTTGTAGCGGTTGTAATTTCGTTAATTTTGTAGGATATGGAACTGACCGAAGATAGGAGAAAGGAAATAGATATTATATGCGACCGGATAACGGAAGGCGAAAGTTTGCGTTCGATTTTAAAGGACAATAAGCCTTTTTCCAAGAGCACGTTCTTAGATATTGTGGACGCAAACAGCGATATAGCCGACCAATACGCGCGCGCGATGGCAGATAGGCAGGATGTGTTGTTTGAGGAGATAATAACCATTGCAGACAGCCAAGAAAATGACATTAATGCAATACAACGTAATAGGCTGCAGATTGACGCCAGAAAGTGGGTTTTAGGAAAAATGAATCCTAAAAAATATGGCGATAAGATTGATATGACTTCAGGGGGCGAGAAGATTAACATAATCAACCTTGGTGACGGCGAAAAACCAGATGATGAAGCTATTTAAAAAACAAAGGAATGCTATCTATTATTTGAACCACCCGGACATCAGGGAAGTTATCTACGGGGGTGCGGCAGGGGGCGGTAAATCCGCCCTTCTCTGCTTGCGGGCTATCGAAATGGCTCAAAAATACAAGGGGAGTAGGTGGATGCTGGGCAGGTCTAAACTTAAAACCCTTAAGCAAACAACCCTAAATACTTTTTTCGAAGTAGCCTCCGCGCATGATGTTAATAATCAATTTACGTTCAATCAACAATCTAATACTATCCACTTTAAAAACGGGTCCGACATTTTATTGAAAGATTTGTTTTATTACCCATCAGATCCCGAATTTGATGAACTCGGCTCCCTCGAAATTTGCGGCGCTTTTGTGGATGAGGTGTCGCAGGTCACTTGGAAGGCGTGGCAGATTTCGCAGTCAAGATGCCGATACAAGCTGCGCGAGTTCGGCATAACTCCCAAAATATTAGGTACGTGCAACCCCTGGAAGGGCTGGGGGTATAACGAATTTTATAAGCCTAAACGCGACGGGTGTTTAAAAAAAACAAGGGCTTTCGTTCAGGCTTTGCCGACCGATAACCCGCACTTGCCAAAGAGCTATTTAGATAGCTTGTTGCAGCTCGATGAGAATAGCAGGCAGCGGCTATATTACGGGAACTGGGAGTACGACGATGACCCCGCTTGGCTGATTGATAGCTACGATGCAGTGGTCGACATTTTCACCAATGAGGGGACCGGCACGGGTAAATATATCACCGTTGATGCCGCGAGGTTCGGCAGCGACAAAGCGATAACTCTCGTGTGGGAGGGGTGGCGTGTTATAGATTACTCGGTTATGGAGATATCAAAAACAACCGACATAAGCGCAAAAGTAAAGCAATTTCAAAGGAAGTATAACATTGCGAACAGGCACGTAATTGTCGACAGCGATGGAGTTGGCGGAGGGGTGGCGGATGAAACTGGGGCGGTCAACTTCGTCAACAACGCAAAACCGCTGAAGGTAGGAGGCAAAGATGAGAATTTCGCCAATTTGCAAAGTCAATGCGGCTTTTACCTTGCCGACAGAATTAACGACAGTAGCTTGGCTATCAAGTGCGAGCTGCCGGGGGGTTATAAAGATGAGATTGGGGAGGAGTTGGAGCAGCTTAAAAAAACGATGAACGACGGGGAAAGCAAGAAAAAGTTAATAGGCAAAGATTCGATAAAGGCGATGATCGGACGATCTCCCGACTGGCGGGACGCCTTACTGATGCGAAGCTATTTTGATTTAGCCCCAAAACGGAAACCAAATAAAGTACTATGAAATTATCCGAATTCTTAAACATTGCCAACTCGAAAGACGAAGAGCAGAAAGAAGCCGCATTTTTCGCGGTGAAGTATAGCCGCAAGTCAAAGGCTCGAGATGTGTATAAGATAGGCAAATTGACCGAAAAGACCTTTTACGAAGTAAAAGAGTTGCAGCGCATTTTCAGCACTTCGTTCGAAGCCTCTCTAAATGCGGCTATCGACTTATGCCCGGAGCGCGACCCAGATGTATTTGATTTTTTCGCACATTACAATTACATTCGTAAAGAGATAGAGGAGGTTAATGAGCGTGAGATGTCGCTGTCTTATGATCCAACAGCCGAGGAGGAGGCTGCCGGCATTGAAGCCTTCGGCAAGTTCGGGTACTTTGGCCAGATACGGAGCATTGCGAAACAGTACGGTTGGACGTTGGAATACGTGAAAGAGTTGCCTTATTCAACGGCATTTACAATCCTTCTTTACGATAAAGAGGAGGCAGATTTTAATAGACGTTTAATGAAAATACGCAACAGATGAAAGCACTTGCAAACACCTTACTTGTCGCGGCCTTCCTGGCCGTCGTATCAGCAATTTTCGGCTTCAGCGCCTGGGTAATCATTGCCTGGTTCATCAGCATCTTTGCTGGGATTGCGTTATTTTTCGTCCTGCTGGCTGCTCATCGCAGGCTGAAAAAGTGGCAGCCGTATTGGTGGTTGTGGTCATCGTTGATGTTTCCGTTCGATTATTTCAGGACGAAAAAAGCCGTAAAGACGGCAACAGATAGCGCCCTGGCGGATGCCGCGAATCTTATATTTTCAGCCCCGAAAACGTGGTTTACGATGCGAATTATTCGTGTAGTTGGCAAGGCAATGAACAGGCGACATAAGGAAATGAAAACATTTGAAAGGAAACACTTGTAAAAGTGGCTTTCTTTTCCTTACTTTTGTGTAAAACAAAAAGGTATGGCAAGTATTGACATTATCGGAGAGTTGAGGTCCTTCGCCGAGTCTAAAGGCTGGCATTTTGTGTATGGCAATGACCAGTACGCAAATTACGAGGCTGGCCGCTTTAAATATGAGCCGGGGGACCTGATACTCATTGCCGACCTTAACCTATCACCCACATACGGCAGCGGCGGCGGCATCGACGGCCTGACATTTACCGGCGGCATTATGCTGGGACAAAAACGCGAAGACACAACTGTATCCACACTTGACGAGACGGCTGAGCAAAAGTACGACGCAAGGCTGAAAACCTTGCTTGAAACCTTAACGGCAGCCCTTGGGGAGTTCTCCTGTAAACACCAATACGACATTACGCAGAGCAATTTTAGAGTTGACATCAACCGCTTCGACATCAATATCGACGTTGTTGCCGGCACAATAACATTGACAAGCGCATGAGGCAAGCTGGCGACATAATAAAAGAGTGGATGGAAGGCGTACAAGGCGACCTTATCGCGAACTACGACCGTCACGGCCTGCGGGCATCGGGTAAATTCGCCCGGTCCTTAGAGCCAGTTATAACGGAGCGGCCGCACGGGTATAACATTAAAATGAAAGCTGCCAGGCATTCATATTTTATGGAGAATGGTCGCCGGCCGAATACTGAAAAATCACCAGCCGCCGCAAAACGGTTGTACCCGATAATAAAGCAATGGGTACAGGACAAGGGGCTGCCATTTGATAACCGCCGTGTTTTCGCTATATGTTTAAAAATTGTATATAAAGGGATCCGCGTGCCGAACAGGTACAACCCGGGCGGTGTGATCTCGGAGGTTGTTACAGAGCAGCGTATGCGTCAGCTGGCTCGCAGCCTGGGACGCAACATCCTTTTGGAATTTCAGAGTTTTGTAATTAAAGATTTAAAGCAATGAGTTACGCGCAGGTAATAGTTAGGTTCGCAAATGTGTCTTCCCCCGGGTTCTTCACAGGTTATTGGGCACGTATAAAGTTAAAGCCGGGAATAGACGGTTTAATGGGTGGATACCCCGCCGGGGACCCCCTGTCAGAGCCAGATGGGCGCTTCACTATCCACACGCAAGCAAGTGCGACAGCTGAGTCGTATCGCTCTAAATTCTTAAAAGCATACGGACCTAACGGGTCTCGTTCTCAGAATGACCTTACCGTCAGCCCTGTAATGGCTTCCACTGACACCAGCTGGCCGTACTACATCGTCATCGACTTCAATTACTACGTTGGGGAGCCTGTGACAACGATCACCAAGCAGCCACTGCCACTTAACATGAGCGTTACGCAGGAGGTTATGCCGAACTTTGTAGTCCTAAGCTCCGTTATAGGGGGTGGTGCTAATTGC